GTCAACTACCCGCTTTGCGCGGGTTTTATTATAGGGGAAAGCCATAAAAAATAATGCAAATATATGATAAATAACGATTAATACAAAATAAAAAACGCCTATTTAATCCTTATGTATCCAAAATACGTATATATTGCTATACTATTTTCCGTTTTTTGCCTTTTTGTGTAATACTTGCCGCTTTTTTGCTTAGTTTCGCGTAACCTAACATCTTTATGACAGATAATAGAATTAACGCCTTCCTCCTATTTCAAGAAGGATGGAGCGACGACCGCATCGCAAAACAATGCGGAGTAGAAGAACGAACCGTCCGATCCTGGAAAAAAGATGGAGCTTGGAAGGATAAATGTTTCGACCGCATCGCATCGCTTGTTAAAATTGAAAGTAACTTAATCAAAACCATAGAGTTACGCTCTACGCAGATTCTCGAAAAACTTGCAAGCGCTACCGATTTTACTGATAAAAACCTCACCGGCGAAATTGATTCGCTCCAAAAACTATGCGCATCTCTCAGAATTACGATTGAAAAAGAGACTTGGAAGGGAATCATCGGTTTCGCCAAACGTTTCTGCGAACATGTAGCTAACTCCCATCCCGAATCGAAAGAAAAAGCGATGGAATTAATGGACGAATACGTCAAGTCCCGACGCGCGGAATTTTAGGCAATTCTGCAATAGGCGCGTTTTTCAACCCCATTGCAGCGATACTATTTTTTTTCTAAGCGATTTCACGCCTTTTTTGCGGAAATTCTGAAAAGAATATCCGCATGGATCCCAACGTAGTAGACATTCAAATAAACGACGGCATTGGCTGGTATAGCGCGGCGACCCTGCGCAATGCTATCAATAACGCGCCTGCAAAGGCGACTATACGTTTATATATGAATACTCCCGGCGGCGATGTAATCGAAGGATACTCTCTTTATAATGCGCTTTTACACAAACGCAAAAAAGGCGCGCGCGTGGAAACCTATGTAACCGGACTTTTAGCATCAATCGGAACCGTAATCGCGCTGGCAAGCGACGAAATCGTGATGAACGATCCATCGTTATTTATGATTCATAAACCATGGGCGGTGCAAGCGGGAGATAACGCAGACATGCAACTTATGGCGGATGTGCTGACCAAAATAGAGGGGCAAATCCGCGATATATACGTCAATAAATCCAAACAAACGCCTGAAATGGTTGCTCAATGGATGATGGCAGAAACTTGGTTTACCCCTCAGGAGGCGCTGGATGCGGGATTAATTGATCGCATTCAGACTGCTAACGACGGCAAGAAATTGCCTGCCGATTTCAAAAATATCTCCAAAATTCAACTCGTTAATTACTTTTCTCTCAATAATATGGAAAAGAAACCCGCCGATAATGGTAAAACCGTTGAATCCGACGCGGATTTAGCTAAGCAAAACGCCGATTTACAGGCGCGATTAGCGGCAACTGAAGCCGAAATCGAAAGGTTAAAGGCAAAAACTGAGAAGGCTGAAGCGGACGCGAAAGCCGAAAAAGCCGCCGTTTTGATCGAAAGCTTTGTAAAATCCAAAGCAATCAAAGCGGAAGCCGCTGCGCATTGGACGAAACTAGCGATTGCGGATTACGATTCAACTAAAGAAGCGTTGAACGCGCAACCGGTGGCTACGAGATCGCTTAGCAGCGATTTGAATAACTTCGCAACCGAGATTTCGGCGGATCGCAAAGCGTGGACTTTCAAGGATTGGATGGAAAAAGACGACAAAGGTCTCCTGGAAATGAAAAAAGGAAACGCCTCGCAATGGCAGGCGCTCCACGATGCGCATTATGCGAAAGTGAGAACTTTCGAGGATTAATCCGCAACACATTCACACTATTTTACTCTATTTTTTTTCATAATCTCTTAATAAAACTATATGTTAGACGTGAAATTTTGGGCTACCATGGTAGCCATATATTTAGGCTTGGATAATTCCTTTGCCCAATATTCGATCAATCACGACAGTTTTCTAAGCGCGAACGGCAAATCTGTTATTATGCCGCTCGAAGGCTCGGACTATCCTGTGTTGAAAAACCCTACCGTTTTTCCGTTGTCAATAAGCAATTCGATTGAAAACGGCGTAGAATATCCGCTTGATTTTTATTGCATAGAACCGAAACTAATTTCGGATATTGAGCAATATCAAATTTCGTACGACAAAGGACTTTTCGTATTAAAAAAAGCGGGCAAAAACATTCCAACGGTAATTCATAATGATTTATTGTGGAAATGGGTGGGTGATCGCACCTATTACGACGGCGTAACGCAAGTTACTTCCCTCCAGCCCTTGCCTGCGACGCAAATTATTGATACCACTGGAACCGCGCATGCCAACGGACGTTTCCGTGTAACTTATCAGGATTTGCTGGATTTGAAAACCAAATTCGACGACCAGAACGTCCCGCTTACCGACAGGCATATTATTTTCTCTACTGTAATGCACAACGATATTCTAAATCTTCCGGAATTAGAACAGGCTTGGCAACTTTTTGAAACCCTCGTTACGAATGGCGAAATTAAGCGTTTGCTCGGCTTTGAGGTGCATTTACGTTCTTGGACTCCGAGTTATACCGCTCTCGGCGCATTAAAGGCTTACAACCACGTTCCCGCCCCGCTAACGGATAGACTTTCCGCCGTCGCATGGGACGTGAACGCAGTCGCAAAAGCATTAGGTCGCGTGAAACCGTATTATGATAAAGATAAACCGGAATATCTAGGCAGTCTTTTCAACTTAAAAATGTATTGCGGCGGAACCCGCGAACTGGATTTAGGCGTAGCGGTTCTTAGGCAAGGCGTATAAAAAATATAACCCAAAAGTAGGGAGCCTATCTAAAAAACAGGCTCCCGATGAAACATGAAAGATTCCGTCTACACCGCAATTTCCTTAGTATTCATGGATATTACTTTTTCCGTGAATACGCTTGATATGCTCGTAGTAGTCGCCTCTCATATTATCGGGTTGGCTTTTGTCGTATATCAATGGTACCATTATCAAAAAAAACGGAGGGAACGCGATGAAAAACGGAAATAAATATATCGTCGGCGCGATATTATTGGCGCTCACGTCCCTTGCGACTTGGCGTTTTACCAAGGACGATTTGGCGAGATATGACAAGCTCAATTTCGCCATTGATTCTATTCCCTGCGTTAACGCTTTCGTTACCAAAATAATCGGTTACGAAGGCACGTTGAAGGATTGGAACGCCATTCCCGCCAATATCCACGACCGCGGCGGTCGCACCAATCGCGGCGTTACCGAGACTACCTATATGTCGCTCGCGCCAATTATTTTGCAGGACGCGCACCCAACGCCGCAAAAATTCGAGGCGCTCAGTTACCCGGACGCGAGAAAGTTCGTCCTTTATTTCTATCACCGCATTTTCGGCGATTTATTCCAAAGCAAAGCGATTGCCTTTGAAGTTACTGACATGAGTTGGGCGAGCGGCGAAGGTTTAGCCATAGCGCGCCTGCAAATTGCGGTGAATCAACTGCGATTTATGACGCTGGGAATAGCTTTCGACGCGAAAAATAAGCCTTCGGACACCTTAAAAGTAGACGGAATTATCGGCAAATACACGATTAACGCCGCGAATGATTGCGATCCGTCTTGGCTAAATAATCGCTTAATGCTGATAAGAAAAGAAGCCATCGAGAGAGACGTTGCATTGCATAAAAATCAGCACGTTTTTTATTTCGGATGGATGCGAAAAGTAGCCGAAATAGGCGCTTTTTGCGCAAGAATCATTCAAACTAATTGCAATACCTTTTTTAGCTAAGATATGCAGATTGACAAAAACATTAAGCCGCGCACCGCCGAAATGCGGCAAACGCTGTTAAACCAGAGCCGCCAAGATAAAATTGACAGCGGGAAAATCGGCGAATTGATCGGCGCTATCGAAGCTGAAGCGGGTTCCAAACCGGACGCTAAACATAAAGGCGACGCGGCGGGAAAAATGAAAGAAGTTCACGCCAAATCGCAAGCCGAAATCGCAGCCCTCGTCGCCGAGGAACCGCGCATCGTCGCGTATTACGAAGCATTCGCGGGCGTAAAATACATCGCAGAAAATTATCCCAAACATTCACCCGAAAAAACTAAATAATCATGGCAGCAGCTCTCATTCGCCAAGGCGAGGACAAAAAGATATTGGTGGATTTGCCTTTCAACGTAGGCACTATCGTTACTTTTCCCACCATCACTAATACGCTGAAATGCGTATTTCGCAACGGTCGCACAGCAGCGTCTACGAAAGTCGGTTCTGAAATTGACATGAGCGACACGCAATACGGCGTGATCGAAAATCATGCGTCCAATCCCAATCAAGTTTATTTGGTGCTGAAGGAAGATTTGACTAAAAATTTTCCCGTCGGTTCTATATACGCGCTATTTGTCGCTGAATTTGTCGATGCGGATTTTACGCCAGACGGTCGAGACAGCGAAACCGAACCGATTCATATTTTACAAATCCAACCTTCTTTAGCTTAAAGAAAATGATAAACAACTGGTATGAAGTATGCCCGCAAAATCAGTCCGATTATAACGATGCTTGCTGCGAAAAAACCGAGGCTTCGAGCATAAGACATCTGGCTTTCGTAAAAGAAGGCTATCAAGGTACGCTGCGCGCTGCGATTATCGCGGCTGCGGGCGATGCGGACTTAGAAGATGTGGCGTTGACGACAGGCATGTTAGCGGGTCAAGTCATTCGCTTGCGCAATATCGTCGGCGAATACGACGGAGCCTCCGATACAGTCGCTGAAGGTTTCGGAGATTTAGACGAGCGCGTTACTTCGAGAAAACACAAAGTTACTTTCGAAGATTGGCGAATCGTGAACAATACGCCTTTCTATAATTCGTTGCGCCGTTCGAGCGATTGGGTATTATGGCTTGGCTTGAAGGATTTTATCTGGAATACCGGATCAATCGCTTCATTTAAACCTAAAAAACCCATCAAAAAGGAAAAAACAGGCGAAATCCTATATATGATAGAGGCGACTTGGGTCAATATGGACGACCCGGAAGAATTCGTTCGCCCAGCGACTTTCTTTAAATGCGACCCGCAATTCACAATCGAATTTATTTCTCGCGTTACCGGCGCGGGCGATACGTGGAATTTGCGCCTGCATTTAGATAACGCCTGCACTGGCGGCGGCAACATTCAACTTATCGGCGCGGCGCATTCAGTCGCAGGAAACGTGTTGGGTTTCTTATCGCCAATCAACACCGCGATTACAAACAATCAATTGGTCCCGCTGAATTTCGCGCATATTTCCACGCTGGGAGATATTCCAGCAGGCGGAACGTTAAGTCTGCAATATGCAATTACCGGTTGCGGTTTGCTGAATCCCGTCATCATAAACTTGCTAAATATCCCGGTCTAGTGAATGTACCAATCGCTAGGCAGGGCGCTTATTGCCGCGGGCTTCATTTTCGTTGAGGAAACGGGTCAACACTGCAAAAAAAACTTGCACAAGACCCGTTACCGCTGCCCTGTCGGAATGTTATTTGTTTGGTGGAAAATGGACAAATACAACTTTTTCCCAACAAATCCTCCTTTTCGCTTAACGAGCGAATGGGAGGGCTTCATATTACAGGACGGCGAAAACTTGCAATTTCTACTTGATTTTTTTACGATGAAAAAAGATATTAAACCCCCCAATGACAATGCTATCGTGGTTGCTAACGAAGATTTTCCTACTGTGGAAATTCCTGACGCCATTCCTGCAGAACGCAGCGAATCAAGCGAATCAACCCAACCCAATGATTCCGCAGACCCAACTGCCGAATCTCAACCCAAACAACCCGCCCCAATTCCAAGTTTTTCCATTCACCGTCCTCCCAGCGTTTGTTTCGGGCGGCGTACAATACTATAAATGCGCGGACGACGCGGATTTGCCCGTCGAGAGGTTTTTTCACGGGCTAGTCGCGTTTTCAGAAATGGATTGCCGAATTGACCGGCAGATTCTTACTGCGCATAATGACGCGATTCTCGCGCTCGACCCCCGAAAATCGGATTACGCCACCCAAGTAATTTCCATCGCCCGCGACCTAAAGGATAGGTTGGATTGGGTTTTTGAGCCGGATACTGTTTTTAAAGCCGCAGCCGTCGTATTTTTCGACGCGACGGAAAACCCGCTCGTTTATTCCACCGAATACGCCAAAATAAAAATAGCGCGCTGGAAAGCAGAGGGACTCCTCAATTTTTTTTTACAGAAGCCTATCAAAGATTTAATAGGCTTGCCGACAGACTCCGCGCTCGATTTGGAAACCTACCTTCCAATAGTGGAAAAGCTGAAAATGAAAAACCTGCTGTCTCTTTTCGAGCGGCTGGATACCGGATCGTCAAACAATATGAATCGGCAGTCGCTACAATCCTCCATAAACGAGTTGCGGAAATCTCCGATATTCAGCGCCTAAGCGTTTATCGGTTTTTTTGGCTGTGCGAATTGGTCAATAAATGGAATAACGAAGAATCAGCGGAAATAAACGAAGCTAAAAAACAATATGGCAAGTGAAGCGGTTAGCGTCAAATTCGTAGCGGATATTGGCGATTTATATAAAGTCCTAAAAACGCAAAGTCAGCTCACCGACGCGGAAAAAGAGCTATTGAAGCTATTGGAACGCGAAAACGCCGAGCGTCAAAAAACCGTCGGGATTTTAGAACAGGAGCGTAAAAAGCTAAACCAACTGTATTCCGAGCGCAAAAAAGAGCAATCGATTGACGAAATCCAAAAATACAATAAGCAGATTGCGGACAGCAAAAATAGGCTCGCGTCCCTTACCGGAGAAACCGCGAAACTCGGCAAAGCGCAAACCGAAAGCGTCAGCAATTCCGCCCGCGATTTCAACCTCTTAAAGCAATCAATTTCACAAATCGGTCCCTTGATGGTCGCCGCGTTCGCCATCAATACGCTCACGAATTTCGCCACTAAGGTTTTTGAGGTAACCGGACAATATGAAAAGTTGCAAATATCCTTAAAACAGATATTGGGGACGCAAGCCGAAGCGTCTGAAAAGTTCGCTGAACTAAATCAATTAGCCGCCGTTACAAACTTCAGCGTGAATGAAATAACGGATTCGTTTATCAAATATGCTAATCGTGGGTTAGAACCCAGCATCGAACAATTAACCGCTTTCGGCGATATTGCCGCGTCGTTAGGCAAGCCGTTCAACCAATTAACGGAAGCTATATTAGATGTGCCGCTCGGACAATTCAAGCGTTTAACGGAGTTTGGTATTTCCGCTGAAAAACAGGGCGATAAAATAGTATTGTCTTATAATAACGTAAAAAAGACAGTAGACGCAACCCTTGCTTCCGTCGCGGGCGCATTTACTGAATTTGGTAAAATGACCGGAGTTATGGGTGGAATGGAGGCGCAATCAAAAGGATTGGTAGGTAAAATGTCTACCTTAAATGATCTTTTCGAGCAATTCGTCGCGGGCATCGGGACGAAACTATCAGGCGTTTTCCACGGATTTATTGACGGAGCTATTGGCGCCATCGGTTGGTTAAGCCGATTTTTAGGAATAACTAAGAATGTGAACGAACAAATTATCGAACAAAAAAGCATTTTCACCAGTCAAATTGTCGCGCTGGGCAAATATAACGAGCAAATTGCCAAACTCGCGCCGCAATATGATAAACTTACGCAAGCGGAAAAAGAAAATTCGCTTACTGGGAAACTTTATAATATAGCCCTTGCGGAGCGCCGCGTTTTGATCAACGAACTGAACGCCGCTTATGGGCAATATATGCCGTTCTTATTGGTAGAAGCCTCTACGCAGTCGGATATTGCGCATTTTTACGAATTGGGCAATAAAGTAATCAACGAACGTCTGCGTTTGAAAGCCGCCCAGCAAACCAGCGCCACCGAAGACCAAAAGTTAATCGAACTCAATAAAAAACTCATCGAATCGGAAGGCGAGTTAAAAAACGTCGAGGAAGGGCGCAATTTGCGTTTGAGATTTAACGTGGCCACTCAGCAAGACGCTATTCGCCTGCATAAACTTCGAGTGCGCAATATACAAGAGGAAATAACTGCGCAAGAAGCCCTTGCCAATCAAGCCCGCGACGTAGTAAAACTCACAACCAATCAATCGCAAGCCGAAAAAACGCGCGCCGTCAATAAGGCTAACGAAAACAATACGATGGCTAAATTGCGTAAAGAAGATTACAATAACGCGAAACAAATACGCGAGCGCATTGCAGAAATTGAGGCTTGGTTGCCTGTCGTGGTTTCCCCAGGCGTGAAAGCCGCTTACGAACAATATCTGAAAGATTTGCGCGCCAAGTTAAACGAGCAGGAAGATAAAGACAGCGAAGCCGCGAAAAAAGCCGCTGAAGCCCGCAAAAAAGCCCTCGACGACTTAGCAGAATATGAAAAGAAACTCCGCGCGGACTTCAAAAAAGAGCAAATTCAACTAGATATCGCCGGGTTGAGAGATGAATTTGCCCGCCGCGAAGCCTTGGTAAAAGGCAACCGCGACGGGGAAATTGAGATGATGAAAAAAGAAGCTGCGGAAAAGCTGAAAGCCGCGGGCGTTACCGGAGCGGACCGCATACGCATAGAGGAATTGGTCAACGGTCGCATCAAGCAAATTAACACCGACGCGGGAAACGAATTGCTCAAAATATGGGCGGCTCGGGACAAAGCGAAAATTGACCTCGAAAGCGGCGATAAATCGCATTTGCTGAAATCAAAACTCGACGATCAGCTCATCACGCAATTTGAGTTCGACCGACTTACGCTAAATCTCGCAGAGGACACCGCGAAAAAGAAGCTAGCGGTGGACAATAAATATGCGCAAGACGCTGTGCAGGCTGAACAGGATTTAGCAAATAAAAAGCAAGCGATTCAGGATTCGGATGCAAAGCTCGTTATTGAACGAAAGCAATCGCATACAGAACTATTGCTGAAAATAGGCGCGGAAGCTGTCCACATTGACATGGTGCGCGCTCGAAACGCAGCAGCCGTGCGCGAGGCAATCGCAAAAGGCGATTTCGAGCGCGTCAAATTATTAATGATCGCGCAGGCGGAAGAAATCAAGGGCATCCGTAACGGAAATCTAAAAACCATTCCCGATGCGGGTTTATTGTCAATTCCCGCCGTCATCAAAAACTTCAATAAACGCATCGAAATTGAAACCAATTATTGGGACGTATTGATAGACGCGGCGGAAAAAGGCAGCGCAACAGAACTTAGCTTAATCGCTAAGAAAAATGCGGCAATAGCGGCGCTCGAGCAGGAGCGCGTCGAAAAAGTTGGCGCGATTATTCAGGCGGGTTTTCAATCCTTCGCTAATATGTATCAATCGTTCCACGCCTTTATTGATCAGGGCGAAACGGAAATCTACGACCGACAAATCGAACGCGCTAATACCAGCATAAACGCCAATAACGAGCGCTTGGACTTTTTGCAAGGCGCGGAATCTCGCGCATCCGGCAGGCGCAAAAAAGAATTGCAGGCGCAAATCGCGCAATTGCAGCAAAACAATAAGCAGGAACAAGCGGAAATCAAAAAAGCCGAAGCCGAAAAAGAACGCATTCGCAAAGAAGCAGGCGAGCGTAAAAAGCTCATAGATATTGCGTCCGCTACAATTGATTTTGCAAAAACCGTCGTAGGAATATGGACGGCGGGCGCGGAAATAGACGCGGTAACGCTTGGCATCGGTGGAACGCCATACCGCATATTAATGACGGCGCTCGCCACAGCGAATTTCGCCGCGCAAGTGGCGACGATTCGCTCCCAGAAATTCGCGGCGGGCGCGTTGGATATTCAGGGTCCCGGCACAAACACCAGCGATTCCATTCCCGCCCGCCTCAGCAAGGGCGAAAGCGTAATGACAGCGCAGGAAACGAATTTATATAAGCCTATTCTGCAAAAAATGCGCGACCGCTCCCTACGACCCGATTGGTTGGATTCGCTGACGCATCAAGTCGAATTGGCGGGAAATTCGCATAATCCGCAGGCAAGTTCGCTCCGCACCGACGCGCTGGAGGCTAAATTGGACGAAACCAATAGGACGATGCAATCTATTGCCGAAACCCTCAAGGATTTGCCTGTGAATGAGCATATTTACGACGCGAACGGCTACGCCCGTTTCACACGTCAAAAAAACCAGCGAACGCTGGATATTGAAAACGCTTATACTTAAAAATATGAAACCTGAAGAAGTTACCAAATCCATCGAGCGAATTTTCGCGGTTGACGACGAAATCAAAACGCTATTGGCGGAAAAAGCATCTTTGCAAAAAGATGTAATTTCCTTTATGAAGGAAAACCCCAATACGCAAGGGATTTTCGTCAAAACCGCTAAGGGATACCGCAAGCTCAGAATTATCGACCCGGCAAGCCTACAAATTGAGGAGTCCGAGGCTCCGCTCCTATTGTAATGGCGAATCCGCGATTTCTCTTTCAATTGCAGCACCCGTCGCTAAACGGCGGGGTTCCGGTGGACATTCAAGAACCTATCGGCTGGAAGCGCATGGAGGTAACTATCAAGCGTCACGAGAAATATCACGGCTTTCTCACCGAATTTTCCCAACCCTTGGAATTTTGGGGCAATACGCAATACGACGGCGGCTACCAGACAATTTTGGATTTCTACAAAACCTTCGGACCGGACAATGAGATGAAGCTGATAGTATTCCACGAATGCGGCAGTTCCTACGAATTTCTCTATGAAGGTTGGATAGCTTTAAACCGCGCAAGTTTCGAATATAAGGGGGGAGTTTGCACCATAACCGCGCCCATAGAACATCACAATTCGCAAAACGCATTTTGGAACAATATCTCTACGAAAGTGGATTTATTGGCGTTGAAATCGGTGGATGAAACGGTCGCATTGGACGAATACGACCGCGCTCCCTATAAATTGACGATGCACTCAAAAAGTATCCGAAAAACCACGCAATTTAAGAAGCTCGCCAATTTTCAGCTATATACTGACAATCAACTTGCGGTAATTCCTTCAGGAGTTGGAACCTATTCGCTTGACAAAACAATATACGGCGCGCCGGGTTGGGATACGCAGATTAAGCAGGAATTGCACGTTTTTCAAGGGATTGCCAATGCGATGGGCGAAGGTATAGGTACAACGGTTCCCGCTATTTTCATTGCGGAAGAGGCGGGCGATTATTATTTCGATTGGTGTTTTTCTGCAGACGGTTTCGTTGACGTTTACACCGGCGCGGAATTGGACAGCTCAGAATTGCAACACGACTACGACGGTTTCGACCTAATCATCTATTTTCAGAAGAACGGGGTTACAATACCCGGGGGGTCCTTTCCTACCTATATTAGCGAACCCAGCCCGCATGTTGGCAATACGCCTGGGGATAATAAGCATCTTTATTCCACTGGAAATATAAGTTTTACAGGCATAATTCATTTAGAAGTTGGGGATAAAATAGAACTATATTTCAGTTGCCGCGTGTATGGCGTATATGAGCAGGGGTTAGTGGACGATTGGCCCTGGTCAATCGTATTTCAGGCGATAATTATTGATCCGCCTTGCTGTTTCACTATCAAATTAGATTCGACTTTCGAGGAATCTGATATAAAGGTTTTCGCGGTAAACGAAGCCTTTAGTCGAATAGCAGAGAGCGTTACCAACAATAAAATCCGCGTTTTCAGCGATTATTTCGGCAGGACGGACGCGCAGCCATTCTCAAGCGTCGAGGAAGGCTGCGCGGCATTTACCACGCTCACAAACGGACTTTTATTGAGAGGGCGCGAAATTCCTACCTCGGAAGACGATATTATTTGCGATGAAGTAGACCCTGGAAATCCGAGTTGCACCATAGCGCGAAATCCGGTAAGCATGAGTTTCGAGGAACTATTCGATAATATGCGCGCAATATGGGCTTGCGGCATGACTTTCGAACCCACTTCCAACGCGCCGAGCATCGCAAACCCGCCTGATTTTATCATTCGAATTGAGGAACTGCGCTATTTTTACGACAATACGCAAACGCCCATATTATCGCTCGACAAAATCCCGAAATATCAATTTAAGGTAGCGGATCAGGAGATTTTCAATAAAATCGTCGCGGGTTTCGAGATATGGGAAAGCGAAGATTTCAACGGTTTAGAGGAATTTAATACGCCGCGAGAATATACGACTTTACAGCGTTTTTACCGCACCGAAACGGATTTGCGCTGCAAATATATTGGTTCAGGCTATACGATTGAAATTACGCGCAGGCAGGGCGCAGATTCCACCGACTACAAATATGACAATAACATTTTCGTGGTATGCGTCAAGCAAAGCGTCGCGCAGATGAATCTAACTGAAAAAGACGAAAATTTTACGGCGCTCATAGCAGGCGCAGGCTTATTCGACGGAGCCAATAGCTATAATTTGCGCATAGCGCCCCAACGCAATTTGTTTCGCTGGTTTCCTGTATTATTTTCGAGTAAAAGCGTAAACACGATAAAGCAGACCTATAAAGAAGGGAACGATAGGGAACAATATCAAGAAACCGCCCCTTGCTGCGAAGATTATTCGTATATTATCGAAAACGATCCAGACCCGCCCTGCGAAACCGCTAAACCGCAGTGGAATAGGGGAGAATTGGTAGCTTGTTCCCTACCGATTTACCAGCCGGAAATCTTGGAATTTGAATATATGCTCGTATATTCTGATTTCGTTGCGTTGCGCGCTGGTTTAACGCGCATGATTGAAATTGCCGATTCCTTCGCTGCTGACGGGCTTTGGTTTATTCGAGAAGTCCGCTATAATTTTAACGACGCAAAAGCTAATTTCAAACTCGTACGCGCATGATTCTGAATAATCCGCCCAATTCCTTTCTCGAATTTAAGCAAATATGCTGCGACAATACGCAAGCGCCCTGCGACGTTGCCGATACGCCGCTCATATTTTTCCCAGACGACTTGGTGAAGTTTCAAGTTTTCACAGACAACACGAACCTGAAAATAGGCTTGTGCGACCAATGTATGATGACGGTAGGCGAAATCGGCACGATTTCGTACCAACAATGCAATGAATGCGGCGTTCCATCGGCGAATATAGAGATGATTATTCCCTATTTTTTGAACGCGGGGCAATGTTATACCTTTTGCATTTATGAGGAAATTGACGCTTGTTTAACAGCGCAGTTTTTGGCGGTGGACGAATTCAATAACTATACTATCGTTCAAGGCACGATGTATAGTTATTTGGGGAATTTTTACTGGGCGTATCAAAGCGGAACTTACAACATTATTACTACCCCGCCGAATGCGAACGGAGCAATGGCGCAGTCTTTTTGCCCCTATATGGTTCCCATTCCCCTATATTGTACTGCGCATTGGATTTTCAAACATCCGCCGCCAGATTCGAGTTGCCATACGCGCATGGTGCGTTACCGTTCTGAAGGATGCGGCGATTTATTGGGTTTCGACTACAAAAATCAGACCTTTTATAATCAAATCCGCTTGCCGATGGCGCTACATTCGCCGCAAAACAAAGGGGATTCGACTGTTTTTACTAAAAGCGATGGCAAAACCATCAAATTATCGGAGATATTGGTGAAAGAATATGAGCTGGAAACGGAGTTCATTACCGAACGGCAACATGATTGCATGGCTATTATGTTGGCGCATGATATTTTCGATATTTGGGATGAAAAAAAGGGCGCGTGGGTAGGCTATATAAAAGAAGTTAATGTCAAATATAACGCGAAATGGACTGCCAAACCCTTGAAATATCCTTACGCGCAAGGCGAATGCAAGCTAATTCTCAGCGATTATCAGCGCGTGAATCGCGCTTGCGGATTTATTGACTGCGAGCCTATCATATTGCCTCCCTGCGTTTTCAATTTGTCGCTCACCGACGACGCGGATTTCCTCACGCTTATTTCGGAGATGGACGTGGAGCCGGATGTTTATCATAAGAAAGTTATCCGCTCCACGATTGCGCGGCTGAAAACGGCGGGCTTATGGGACAAATTGGAGCGCCTATATTTATTGCCCGCGCACCATCGGCAAGCGGCTACCGTTTGTTGGAAAAACCCGAATTTGACCAATAGATTACTGGAAGTAGGCTGGGGCGGTAATGATTACCACACAATAGACGTAGGCAATATAACCGCTCCTGCTAACGCATTTTATAATACCCAATTCTCGCCTATTGACGGATTTATTTATACGCAGGATAGCGCCTTCTTTTTGAAGTTTTCAAAAGCGCAGACGGGTATTATTATGGGTTGCGCCGATCCGACACCGGATATTGCCCTGAACATCTATCAGGATTCGAGTAGTTTCGCTGAAATCAACGGTACGCAGTTTTATGCTTACAACAATACGTTATTTAAATCTATTTCCCGAAATGGCGACGCTATTACCGTTTTTGATTTCGGCGTATTGGTTACTTCTGTCTCTCAATCGTCAGTAGGGCGAACGAATCTACCTGTTTATATCAACGCCTTCAATTTCGGAGGAACCCCTTACGACGATATGCCGCTGGATGAATGGTATATTTTCGCTTGCGGCGCGGGTTTGGACGAAACCGAACAGGCGAATCTTTACGATATTTTGCGATGCTATTGCATCGCCATAAATTCGGATTATTTCACGCCTATATTGCCCGAATTACCATAGCTATATTGTCATTATGCGATTGGAACCGCCGTAGCAAAATCGCTATTGGCGGTTTTTTTTCGCTGTAATCATGCGTATTTTGAGAATAGGTAAAACAAAATACAGATTATTACGATATAAGCGAAACCCTATTAAATGAAAATGAAACAACTTTTGACTGAAGAAACCAAAAACGGATTGCGCGATTTATTACGCATATCTATTGAGGCTGAAGATTGGGAGCGAGTTACTTGTTTAGGTAAAAATCATCGGTTCCTTCTCGAAGATTCAACCACGCTGGATATTTACGAGCGCGTTACTGGCGAAACCGTCCCTGATGAAATCCGCAATCCGCAAAAATATGGGGGCGAATTATTCGACACCTCTAAAAGCCCAATTTCCTATTGGGGCGGAAAAAAGCAGATGATTCCCATTATTTTGCCGCTAATTCCAAAACACGAGCATTTTGTCGAGGCTTTCGCCGGAGGTTTGGCGATTATGTGGGCGAAACCCCCATCCAAATACGAGACTATCAACGATATAAACGGCGAGGTCATTAATTTTTGGACGCAATTGCGCGATAACTTTACTAAGCTAAACGCTGAGATTCAATGGAGTTTATTGGCTCGCGACGTATATATTAAGGCGCAAACAATATACGCTAAACCGGCAGGATTTTCCCCTATTGATCGCGCATGGGCTTTCTGGTATGTTTCAAACTTTTCGTTTGGAAACAACTTGAAAGCGGGTATATGCGCTTCTCATGAGAATAAGGTCGGTATGAAACTGCACAATAAAAAGCTCCAATTTCGCAAAGAATATAGCGACCGATTTAAGCGCGTGAATATCGAAAACATAGATGCGCTCACGTTGATAAAAAGGCGGGATCATAAAGAGGCTTTTTTCTTTGCCGATCCGCCCTATATGAATGCGGATCAAGGGCATTACGAGGGTTACACTGAGCGCGATTTTTTCAATTTGCTTACGACGCTGGAAAAAATAGAGGGCAAATTCTTATTAAGCTGCTATTGGTCGCCCGAAATCGAACATATAGCCTCGCAAAATAACTGGAGTTTTCAAGCGATTGAGATGAATCTCTCCGCAGGAAAATGTAAAAGAGGAGATAAGCGCCGCAAAAAAATAGAATTTCTAATCCGCAATTACGACCTATGAAACCAGAAGAATTAACCAAAGCCCAGCGTTACCGACTCCCTGGCGGCGACCAATTTATTGAAGTGTTTAAGAATCAACTCGCCACGCCTGAGCAATTTCGCGGCGCGATGCTTTGGAACATTTTCAAATATCCGATCCGCTACCGGCAAAAAGGCGGGATAATAGACCTCCAGAAAGCCTCCTGTTATCTGGACGAATTAATCAAGTTCGAGCTTGAAAACGCTTGCGACTATAATGTAGGCGAATAATTGAATTATGACCCCTGCGATAGCGCCAACTATCGCAGGGGTTATCTTTTAATTGAATGAATAACAACTTATTATGCGTATGAATTCGATTCCCGCCGATGCTACAATCCATCCCCTGCCAAACCTCATTAATTCATTAACAACCAACCACATATAAAACAGGCGCAACGGCGTATATTACCAAGCAAAGCGCATAAAGCCGCATATTAACGCATAAAACCGCTTATCTTAGCGCCTGAAATAGCGCCCGCAAAAGCGCCAACCTTAGCGCCTAAATCCATCGCAACCCTCTCGTTTGTCGCCAAAATCAGCCGCGAAAAGGCGAATATCCAGCTCAAATACCAAAGCGGCAAAGCGATTCGCTGGTATTTTCCTACTAAGATTTCCTTGCAATGCGCTGATTGGGACGCTAAAAAGCAGCGAGTTTGCCCGAACGCGCCCGCGTCGCAGCAGCAGAACGCAATCCTCGATAAACTTTACGCCGACGCGCTTAACGCAGTCAATAAAGCGAAATTCGAGCGATTGCAGATAACCCGCGACCAACTGGAAATCGCTTTGTCCGCGAAACAAGCGACCGCAATGGATTTTAAAGCCGCTGCCGAATTATTTATCCAGCATCACAAGCAACACAGCGCGGCGCGGACTGCAATTGCCAAGCGCAACGCCTTTGCCAGTTTCGAGGCGTTCGCGCCGGAAATCCGCAGTTTCAACGCGCTGACTACCCAACTATTCGACGATTGGACCCTCTTTATGCAGGAAAAAGAAGGCAATACCAACAATACGACGCAAAAGAAAATTAACAATATGAAAGGCTTTATTCGCTGGGCGCTGGAGCGGAAACTGCATACGAATTTTGAGATATTGAAATATAGCGCGGCAGGAAACCAGACGGAAAATACGCCCTATTTGACGCAGGAGGAGCTACATAAATTCGCAGCGGCCGATTTCGGCGCATTGACACAATTGGCGCGGGCGCGGGATATTTTCGTTTTCGCTTGCTATACGGGTTTGCGATTTTCAGATTTGGCTAAATTGGCGTGGGACCATATCAAAAAGGATTTTTACCTTGACGCGGAAAAAAGGGAACGGGTCGCCTATTGGTTTATTGACATCAAAATGATGAAGACTCGCGAGGACGTGGAAATTCCCTTGAGCGGAGCCGCGAGCGCGATTTTAGACCGTTACCGAAAAGAAAAAGCCGCAACCCCGCTCCCGCGGATGCAAAACCAACCCCTCAATCGCGCGCTGAAAGAAGCCGCGAAAATGGCGGGAATCTGCGCGCCCTGGCGGGAAATCCGATTTCGCGGAGCAAAGCGGCTCGAAACCGCCGGGGAAAAGTGGCGATTTCTTTCCACCCACTCGGCGCGGCATACCTTTATAACACTCAGCGAACAGCGCGGCATGGCGCTCACCGACATTCAACGCATCGTGGGACATCGCAAGATCGAACAGACCGCCCGCTATACCCGTTCCGACAAAGAAAAACGCGCGCAAGCCATGCGCAAAGCGTGGAATTGATTTTAATTAGCGCGAATTCGTCCTAATTAAAATCCAACTATCCGGAAATTCCGGAGGGTTGAACTTGTAAGGATTCCTTAATAGTTGAACTATTCGAAAATCCCGAATAGTTGGGTTGTCAAGTTTTACTTGACAACTCAATAGCACTTTTCGCAAGCCGAAAACCCAGATAAAATTTTCTGCCTCATTTTCAGCGCGTTGCAAAAAAGATGCAAATTTATTTGACAAATTTGCATCTTTTATTTGGAAGGTAACGTACAACCCTCTATCTTTGCATCACATTTAACGCACTCGCAACATGACCGCAAAAACAGTATTAGAACTCCAACACCAAGGGAATGACTTCTTTTCTTCCGTCTTCAATCCTCAAGGACTCAAGCATTTTGATCACGACAAAATCGCGTATTATTTTAGGCTGAATGAATTGAGACCACATTTATCTAAATCCGATCTTAACAGATTGATCAAAAGCAAATTCTCCAGAGTTAAAGTCTCGATTGATTCATACCAACTTGATCAATTACTTAAATCAAAATAATTCACTTAGCTTATTTACAATCAAATGACTCCTCCGTCCCCAGCCAAAAAAGAAGCCGCCCTTAAAAATCTCGCTGAAAAAGGCGAATGTACATTTTGCGGCGAGAAATACACGCTTAAACAATTCGAAGATGGTTCAGCATCTTTGATAATGTTTAATGATTTTAGCAATCCTAGAACATATTCGAATACCGATAGCGCGATTATGGCTGCGAGATCATTGATGGATTATGCTATTAAAATGAATATCGCTGCAAATTATAAATGACCATATTTTCAGAACTTCGAGCCTTGCGGAAAGCCGCAGGGCTTTCGCAATTGCAAGCCTCTGAGCAAACTAAACTCAGCTGCGATACAATAAAAAGACTGGAATCCGGCGCGAATTATACGCGAAAAACTCTCGAAAAATATGCCGCGCTTTTTCGCAAAAAAGTTGAAGAAGGGTTTATTTTGACTGACTAATCGCACTTTTCGCAAGGCGCGAACCCCGCTTTTTTGAGGGAATCCAATGGCGCGCCCCGGACTTCTTTGCATCGCTTGACGGCTTTGCACCAGCGGTCTTTATGGTAGGCTTTGCCCGCGACGGGGCAAAAAAAGTAGGGAGATTGCGGATAACAGCGGCGGCAGGGCGGGTAGTTGCGCCAAACGGCGGAATCCTGCGTCGTTTCGATCAGGCTTGTGCAACGCGCAAGATGCTGACAGGTTGGCAAAACGTGATATTTGCCGTTTGGCGTTGATTCACAAATCCAAACGCGCGGCAACGGTTGCGGAGAAAACCAATTTGCTGACAGCAACAAAAAGGTCATAGAAACTGCGAAAATAAATAGCAATAAACACCCTTTGCCCCTACTTTTTTTGCGGATCAATTTTATGATCCCTTTTTCAAATAATTTAACTCCTTTGCCTACCCACTTCTCAGCTTTATCGTATTTTTTATATTGTCCAGGACTATTGCGAACCATAAATTATCAATTAATATGCACCCATGATTAATTGCTCCTTAGTAACGAAAATAACCCGATCTTTTGAAGTAGCGTACATAATGCCCGCCAAAATCAATAATAGCAAGCCAAGCCCCCAAAAAAAAAGTCCAATAAAACCAAAAACAAGTAAGCAGCCGCTTGCCGTTTTCGGCTTGCGCAATTGAAAACCGCTAGCATTTTGCGCTACAATTCTCCAGCCTTTTTGAGAGGCTCGGTGAATTGCTTGAGCTAATATGAGATCATCGTTCTGCATATTTTCGGTCGGTTGGAAGTTACATTTTGCGCCGAAGTTCCTCCACGCGGAAAACCCGTTTCACCCGCTCGGCGGGGACGGCGAAAGGCGCGTAGTCTCGGTTGGAAGGAATGAAATTTAACGAATCCGCTCCCACCCGCTGCACCCGCTTCAGGGTGATCATATCGGCGAGCGCGAAAATATATAGGTCCACCGTCGTGAGGTAATCCCAATCGGACGGCGGAATTTCGCGGCAAATCGCGGTGTCCCCCGGCATCGCCTCCGGAGCCATCGAATTGCCCTGAATCTCGAAAGCTATCGAGCGCTTGTCCGGTTTGCTCGACGCGAAAACCGCTATCTTGGAAAGCGTCTTGATATGCACATCCCCCGCGAACTCCAAAAAACTGGCGTACGCCGGGATGGGGACAAACGGGATTTCGTAGCTCTTCACCAGTATCGCCTCCGAAACGTTGTGAATTTCCGGCAATTGGGTGGGGCGCTTTTCCGAGGCGTTTTCCGAACCGTTAGGCATTTCAAACATCTCCCCCTCCCCGGTGAGAACCCACGTTATATTAAGGTTATGAGATTTTCGCAAAGCGATGAGCAAATCATGGCTCGGTTCGCTCTTGCCTGTTTCGATTGATGAAACAGTATTTTTAGTAATAGAAATTAAGTCCCCAATATCCTTCTGTGAAAGATTTTGTGATTCTCTGAAAATTTTCAGCCTGAAACCCAATGAATTAGGACTTTTATCCATTTTTTTATTACCAATTCGTAATTCGTAATAAATCTTGTTACTATCTTTACGGCGTAATCTAACGCATCTGCAATTTACGGAAAAAGAATGAACGCAACACAACCGGCAACCGCAAAAGAATCCATGATCCGCACCGATCCCGCGTCGCATTTGATGCTGGAAAAGTATCAAGCGCATCGCATCCTGCGGTACGGCGAAAAAATGACGATGGGTCAGGCGCTCGGCACGGCGCTGGCGGAGCTAAACAGACTTACGGGTTTCGCAAGCATTGGTTCGGAAAACTTAAGCACGGAGGGCGCAACCCATGGAAACGCCTAATGTGGAAAACCGCACCAAGTTCGGCAGAATCATGCGAGCAGTGAACGCGCAAATCGGCGAATCAATCGGCGCTTGGCTGAAAGAATTAAAGGAATCCGGCTTTTTTGATAAGATAGACGCGATCCACGCCGCGCTTAATCAGCGCCAGACCATCAATTTGGATGGTCTGGGTCTATCCGCTTATATATCTGCAAATCGGGCAAAAGAAAATAATCTGGGATATGTATAACTACTATATCAGCGGCTATTGGATTCTACCAATTGATGGAAAACCTAAGAAGTTTCCTTTGTCTTGCTTACCCGAAGGTTTTAAAACTCGCGCCGCCTTATTAACTGATTTATTGCAATTGACTGAAATAGTTACAATCAATACAATTACTATTGCTTATAATCGAATAGTAATAACTAAAATCTCCTTTCCAGATGAATAATACCGAGAAAGCAGCGCAAGAAATCATTGACGCATGGGCGAACTCCCCGCTCGGCAGGCAATATATCGCCTTGCGCGAAAATATGAGCAGCGAGGAATTCGAAGCCTATATGATGTATCAAACCGACGCAATAGCCGCGATGCTATGCAAAGACCGCCCAACCCTTGTATACCAACCCGAAAAATGCTAATCAAAAACGCCGTCTATCCCCTCGCGGAATTCTGCGAGGCAATGAAAATCAGCGCCGATACGCTTGCGCGCTGGGAAAAAGAAGGCGCGCCGATTATGCGCCTCGGCGAAGGCTGCAAGGCATTTATCGAAACAGACGCATTTCTGCAATGGATGCTGCATAAACCCGCCAAAAACACGCCTATAACTTCTAAACGCCCGCGAGGGAAAATCCAATGAAAAAGACGTACGGTTTCCAACTTTTTTTGAATGAAAGAAGGGTAGATGATAAAATGTTTATTGACCTAACAATAGCGCGAATTAATTTACAAATTCAATACAAAAATTTATTACCGGATAAAATAATATGCTTCATAAACAACGAACAATGCAGCTTAACTCAGTTTCTACTAGCGTGAATAACAAACTCGACCGTCTCGGAGAATTTCTCATGCTCCTATTTATCGCCTTCATTTTAGGCTTTTTTACCATGCAATTCCTTCGCTTACTTTTTTAAACGCAATATGACAATGTCCCCCGTTACTCGCCAAAAATGCGAAATCGCCCAGCGCGAATACGCAGCAAACGCCCATCAATTCCCCTATTCGCTTCGCAAAATCGGCGCGGTATTGGAAAAGATGCAATTCAACCAATGCCCGACGGTCCACGAGAAATTGGAGACCCAGCTCGCGGAAATCATTATCGCAGACCAATTTTAACGCCGCAATATGCTTATCCACAACCATCAAACTGAAGTGCGCCTAACCGCAAACCACGCCGTCCACCTGTTCGGCGTAAACGTGAGCGAATTTAAACGCATGAAAGACGCGCTCGCGGACGAACTAGGGCGAATGCACCATTATACACGTTTCGTTACCGTCCGCGAATTTGCGACGGCGTATGGGCTGCCCATGCCATCGGAGCGCGAACTCAACTATTGCTATAATTACGTCCCGTCGGATAATCTGCTTACGCGATTCGTTCCTACAATCGAAATTGCGACCGATCCGCTCACCGAAGCGGTCATTAATAATAGCGTGAACGCAACCGAAGAACCGCTGGGTTGGGTGAGCGAAGATTATGACGGAGCCGAATTTCATGCGGAAGAAAATTGGACGCAAGACCGCGAAATCGAAGCAATGGAGGCTGCGGAAGAGCCTGAAAAAGAGGATGCGATGCAGGAAGAAATTGCCGACTCGCCTTACGTTTCCCGCAAAGCCGATATATCCCTCGAAACCGAAAAAGCGGAGCGCAAATCGGCGAAAAAGAAAGAATTGGACGGTCAAACTTCGCTCTGGTAATGAAAAAATTACGCCGTCCCGAAAATTATCTTCAATACCTCGAAAAGTGGATTTCTATTCGCATAGCCGGACAATTATTGGCAATGAAGGCAACAGAAATTCGGAAATTAATTTCGGTCCGCGAAATAAGAACGAAATTCAAATCTGGCGGAGTTATTCAATGTCTCAGCATAGATGTGATCAAGCTAAAAAAGCGCATCAAAGCGAAAATAACCAAGCAACTTATCCTTGAATCTCAGCAATAACTATGAACGCTCGCGATATATTAGCATCATGTTTAATATGGAATCGTATTGACTAAAAAAAAGCGAACGCCCCCGCGCTCGCTCAACTGTTATACTATGTTAATTGCCTGCAAAGATAGCGGATTATTCCTAATAACCCGCAACCGTCCGCGTATTTATACGCGAAACATGCGCACAAGTTGCGTTATGCGAGTTTTCCCGCAGTGGATAAGTCCAAAAGGAGGGCGCGCGCTATGAATCCTCAAGCAAATTTCGGATTGAAACAGCCGGAAGTCAAACATATTACGCTGACTTTCACGATTCCGGAGAACGTCTGCTATTCCGAGGCGGCAATGCTTGATCACTTGCGGCTCGTGGATTTATTGCCTGATCAACTCGAAGGCTTGAACTTTTTCGACGAAAACGTCCGCAAACAATTCTCGCGATGGAATAAATATGTGCAGAAAAGCGTGAAAGGAAAAGCCGACGCATGGAAAAATACGCTAATTGAATTGCTTGAAAAGCAATTATTGTTCGCCTCGCAACACGCGGGGACGTTGAAAGCCGATTGGGATAACTACCTGCTATGGGAAAAACACGACCAGCGCCGCGCAGAATTGATGCACAGCCGCTATAAATCCGCCCATGCGCTCGTGCAATCGCTGCGCAGAATGATTGACCAATTAAGCGCCGTCGAGCTATGAACAAAAAGCCACCCACCATAAACGACGTTTTTATTGCGCCGGACGTCGCGCCGCCGCCGAAATTCCATAAATTCTGGTCAATGTACGCGGATAAAGGCGGACGCATTACTATTGAAGTGAACTATGAGGATTTGCTCAAATTTCTCAGCGACGAGGGTTTCGCCAACTACCGTTCGGAACCCAAAGAAAAAGCTACAATTTTAGTATTCATCAAAGAAAAAATCGTTGAAAAAGCAAAACGCCGCGATGTCGCGGAACATATATTGAAACGCATCAAAGAAGAGCGCGAATATCGCCATGCGGAATATGCGGACGCAAAAGAAAAATCTACCAATGAAAACCCAAATGCAGACGACGAAGAAAACGACAAAAATCAACTGAAATATAAATCAATTATCAATCAATATAGGTCGCTCGATAAAGCGCTTTCTTCCATGATTGGCGCGTCCACGCAATATCTGAAGGACGATGTGCTGGATCAAATTCCAGTCAAGGAGTTGAAATTTCAACGTGATAATCGCGCGAAAGCCTTTAAATACTTCCGCAATCGCTGGGTGGAAATTACCGCGAAAAAGATGCAAACTTTTACGTACGGCGAATTGAACGCCCATATTTGGCAGGAATGGATTATTGACCGCGATATGCCGCCGATTATTGATACGATTGATTATCAAGCCTCGGACGTTTACCGCTATATGGGCTTGGCAATAGAGGCGCTGCGCGATATTGACGGAGAATTAGTCGAAACCGAAACAGGCGCGCATCGCATGGAAAGCCTAATGTCCACTGTGGGCTACCTACAATCTTCCTATAAAGACAGCTCCGAATCCCGCGCAGTTATATTGGTGGACGCTAAAATCAGTTCCACCCCCGGACAGCGCAATGGAGGGACTGGAAAATCGCTATTCGGTAAGTGCTTGGAACCCGTGGCGCCAACGGTCAATATTGCCGGGGAATCGCTCACTAAGAAAGAAAACCCCTTCATTTACTCGCGGGTGAGCGAAAAAACGCGCATTATTCATTTTCGAGATACGCCGAAAAACTTCACGCTCGACAAGATTTATACGCCCATAACCGACGGTTTGGAAATTGAGAAAAAAGGCGTGGATATTGTCGAAGTTTCACATAAAAAATCTCCGAAAATCTTAGTCAGCACGAACTTTTCCATTTATATTAACGGAGAATCGGATGAGCGCCGCGTACATATTATGGAATTTGGCGCTTTTTTCAACCGCAGACGCACAGTGCGCGACTATATTGGACGCGAATTATTGGAAGATTGGGACGATGCGGAATGGCAGCGGTTCTACGCTTTCCATCTCAAAAGCCTGCAAACTACCCTGCGTTTACTCGCGGAAACAGGCAAACCCTTAAAGCCATTCCCGATTGTCAATTACCAGTTGCGCCAAGTAGAAAGCTATTGCGGCGATTCGTTTATCAATTATATGACGAATTTGCTATTTGACGAGGAGGGTCGCGCTCGCCCCTGTCTGCTAAACGGATCGGCTTTCACGCGCAAAGAAATTTACCTCGAATATAAGAAGCGCGCCGATAATGAAGTTACGCCCCAGTTTTTCCGCAAGATGCTGGAAAAGTTCTGCCAATACTTCAAAATCCACGTCAACCTGAAAAAAGCGAAGGATTTGGAGCCGGGCGATATCGCTTTTTGCAGCAACCACACAAATGGCGAAGATATCTACGCCTTCCTATTGGATAGCGAACTCCAGAAAAACGGCGGCAAACTCCCCGAAGAGCCGCCGCTATTAAAACCCGCAATTACCTTCACCGAACCGGACGAAAACAATAAACCCGACTTTTAAACTCACTGAAAACAATGCGCACCCACAGCAATAAAATAGTCATGGGCATCAAGCCCCAATTCGCAGAGAAAATACTCGACGGAACAAAAATCCATACCTGCCGCGCCTCTATTCAGCGCGCCAGTTGGGAGATGCAAATAGGAGACAAAATCCGCTTTTTCACGGGCTTGCGCACCAAAAATTGCCAATTCATAGTAGAAAAAGAAATCGTGCGCATTGAGCCAATTTTTATTCAGGTGAGCGACATATTTGTTCATATCGAAATAATGGGGAAAAACTTATCCAGAGACCCATTGACCGCTTTTATAAAAAAGGACGGATTTACTTCAATGCAATCCATCCACAAATTTTTCGACGAAAAAAAAAACGCCGATCATATTTGGGAAGGCTATTGCATTTTTTGGGAAAATACTAACGCTTATTAACTCACTGACAATATGAATAAATCCGATTCAATTCATTCCGATTGGTGGGACGTTCCTTGGAACCCTTCCGTAGGATGTTCCCACAAAAGCCCCGCCTGCGATCATTGCTGGGCTGCGGGTTTCGCCTCACGCGAACTCAGCGCGGAGCATAGCGGGCTTACCAAGAAAAACGCCAAGGGCATATTTTTCAACGGCGTTTTCAAAACGCTGCCGCATCGCTTAGATATGCCGGATAGATGGAAAAAGCCGCTCCGAATTTTCGCGGGCAATATGACGGATAGCTTTCACGAGAAGATGCCGCTCGAGTTTCTACAGCAGATGTTCGAAACTATGAACCGAAATGCGCATCACACATTTATGATGCTTACAAAGCGCCCCGAAAACGTCCTGAAAATAATGGATAAAGTAAATTGGTCGCCTAACATCTGGCTCGGCGTTACTTGCGAAAATCAGCAATATGCCAATGAGCGCATTCCGTTATTGCTGCGAACCCCTGCGCGCATCAAGTTTCTGAGCTGCGAACCGCTTTTGGGAAAAATATCACTGGATTTAGACGATATGAACGGCAAGCGTTTGCCCACGCATCGCGGAATTGACTGGGTGATTTGCGGCGGAGAAGGCGGCAAAAAGAATGAAGTTAGACCCACGCAACCGAATTGGGTTCGCTCATTGCGAGACGATTGTTGTGCAAACATTCCCTTTTATTTCAAGCAATGGGGTAATTGTTTGCCGCTCGAAACCCATAAAGACGGGCAAATGATTTTACAAACCGATCCGCTTGAATTGCACGAGCAATATCCTTCATTTAACGAAGTGATTCGCTGCCAATTTATTTTCGGCGGCAAGAAGAAAAACGGTCGCATGCTCGACGGCAGTTTGTATAACGAATTTCCAGCGTAAAGGTAAGAAAGTTAATAGAGCGTAATGATGGGAACCTGGCGAAAGTCGGGTTTTTTTGTGCCCCGCCGAAGTTTCCGGCTATTTAGCCGAAAAATATGGCTAAAAATTCGGCTATTCCGGCTGACAGCCGAAAATGGCTGCGTTTTTTCAATTAGCTGATTATTAGTAATATATGCGCATCTTTTCAAAAAAAAATCGCTGCCATTCAATTTATCCATAATTTTTAGTTTTTACGGCTTTTAAAGTTAATAATTAAGTATTATCAATAAGTTAATCAGCCTAAAAATTAGCCTAAAATAGCCTAAAATAGCCGTGTTTTTTTTGGGCAGCCGGAATAGCCGCAAAAGCCGTAAAAAAAAGGGACTTTTTCGGAGGGGGGTGGAAAAAGGGAAAACGAGCGGGTTTTTTTTAACCTATTTCCGCGTTGCTGCGCCTATTGCCGCCAATAGCGATGCGGTGTTTTGTTTTGCCGATTTCGCGGTTCTTATTTGCCGCGAACCTCCGCAAAATGCCCGCCGCAACGAAAACGCTCACGCCCAGCCTATTTGAACCCGCCCAATCGGTGGATTCCAAGAGTTTCGGCGTGATCATGTATAATCCCGAAAACCCGCGGCGCGAGGATATTAAAAGCTGGCGCGACGCTTATTTATGCGCCCTGAATCCCTATAATCCCGATAGATCAGGGATTTATCGCCTATACCGCGAGGTATATTTGGATTCTGTGATTCAGTGCGAGTGGGGCAATCGTTTGGAGCGCGTATTAGCTATGCCGATTCGCGTGTACGACCGCAGAACGGACGGGAAAAACGGCGCGCCTCTTTATGCGCAAACCGATTTGCTGAACGCCTCGGAATGGCTGGAGCCTATTATTATAGGTATTATGGAAACTATGCTATATGGACATAGGCTATTTGAATTCGAAGCGTTAAGTTCCGGCGATGTTATTCAAAACATTTTTCCTTATGAAAACATAAGCCCTGAACGCGGATTGATTTACCCTGATTCGCAGGCAAAATATGGCGCGCTTGGCGTGAATTTTCGGGATCAAAACGCCTACCCAAACGTTTTCGACACCAATTTTCGCAGTACTTTAGGCGTATTGGTATCTGCGTGTCCGCATGCGCTGTATAAGCGTAATTCGATGGCTTGCTGGAGTGAATATCTGGAAGTTTATGGGATGCCGATCTTATTAGGCGTATTGGATACGCAGGATAATCGCGCCAAAATGCAATTTATGGAGCAATTGAAGAAATTAGGCTCCAGCGGTCGCGGCGTAATTAATCCCAATATGCAAATTAAACTATTGGAGGCGCAAAGGGGGCAAAACTCGGATATTTACGACCTTATGGTCGTCCGAGCCAATACGGAGCTTTCTAAGCTGATTTGCGGGCAAACTACGACTACGAACGATCACGGAACTGGCGGGTACAAACAGTCTCAAGCGCAGGATCAATTATTCGACGAAAAAACGAAGTATGATAAGCGCCGCGTAGAAAGAATCCTTAATTCTCATATAAAAACAGCGCTCATAAACGCGCGTATTTTGCCTGCCGGATGCTGCATTGAATTGGAATTTGAGCAAAGCCTTAGCATGGTCGCCAAAAGCCAAATTGATTTAGGAATCGCTGACAGATACGAAGTTCCTCCGAGCTATTTCCTCGAAACCTACGGCGTTCCCGCAGGAAATCGTTTACCCGCAACCCCTAATTCGCCCGCTGCCAAAATATGATAGAATTAATGCTCATGTTAGCTTTTTGTGCGTTTTTGTTCGTGCTGGGGGTCGCTTTATGGGCGAAACGCAACCGAATTTTGCGTAACCGCCCTTCGCGCTCAAAACAAGCGAAATTAAGCCGTTCGGAGCGCCGATTTCTAAAAACACATCCCAGACAATATGAAAGGTTTAAACGATTGGGACGAATTTAAGCGAACATATAGCAAATTTTCGCCTATTGCGAGCGATGAAACGTTCGAGCAGCAAAAAGAGCGCATAGCCACCGCCAAGGCGCAATACGTGTTTTTCGTAGAATACTATTTTCCGCATTATGCTGATTTTGAATGTGCGGATTTTCATATTGAAGCCGCTAATATGATCGCGGAGGACGACGAAATCTGGATTTTATTGGAATGGGCGCGAGGTTTGGCGAAATCCACCCATGCGGATATATTAATTCCGCTCTGGTTAATGATTAAAGGCAAATTGCATTTTATGTTATTGGTCGGTCAATCCTTGGAAACTGCGATAGATTTATTGGGGGATTTGCGCACAGAATTGATAGAAAACGAGCGATTTATTCATGATTTCGGCAAACAATTGGAGCCTACCTGTTCCGAACGTATTTTCATTACTTATTCCGGCGTTGTTTTTAAGGCGTTGGGAGCCGGACAAAGTCCGCGCGGTACGAGAATCAATGGTTATCGCCCCGATTATGTTGCCATAGACGATTTGGAGACCGACAAGCTCGCTCGCAATCCTGATATGGTGGAACAATTGTACGATTGGCTCACAGGCGCGCTGATGGGCGTTTTCGGCAAAAAAGCGACGGGATTTATTCGCCGCATGGTAGTAGCGAATAATTATTTCACCACTGAGGGAATTATCGGTATGTTACTAAACAATCCAGAAGTCAAGATACAAAAAGTGAATGCGCTTTTGCCGCCTGAAAAGCCATTGGATAACCCAACGTGGAAATACGATGGATTTACGCCCGCTTGGCTTGCAAAGGACACCCTCGCCGATTATAAGAAACTTTATGTGCGAAATCCCATAAATTTCGACGGCGAATATATGCAAGACCCAAAAAGTCGCCGTACATTATTTCGAACCGATTGGATTCGTTGGCTTGAGATGAATTTAGCCGAATATCCGTTTGTTATCGCTTATATTGATCCCGCTTTTAAAAAGAACAAAAAATCTGATTTTTGCGCGATAAGATGTTGGGCAGAAATCGTGAAAAACGAGCGAACCGAATATCATTTATTGGACGGTTTTGTACGGCGCAGCACCGTTCCAGAAGCTGTGGAATGGCTGTATTTATTTGCTCAAAAACGAGGTAATTTGCCTACCTTATATTATATTGAAGATGCTTTTTTTCAGGATAAGGAAACAGAAAGAACTATTTATACTGCGCAGGATTTCAAGGACGAAATTATTGCGCAGTATAATGATTTCCATATACGCATCGAATTAAAGAGCGACCGTAGGCGCAAATTGGACAAAATAACGCGCATTAAAAAGACGCAGAAATACTATGCAAATCGGCAAATAGTCTATAATTCGAATATTCGAAATACGCCCGATATGCAGGTAGGAATTAGCCAATTAATCCGTTTTCCCAAATGGCATGATGATGCGCTGGACGCTGATGACGGCGCGATACATTGGCTCCAAAATACTTGCGGAGATACGCCCATTGAAATAATTACCGAATCCCGCGGTCGCGGCGATTCTCATTTTTAGCCATTATTCACTTGATATATGAAAACTGAAATCAAAAGCCCCCAAGAAGCCGCGAAAGCGCTGAAAACCTACAAAGAATTGATCCTCGCGGCAGATAATTTATCCAAGCAAGCAAAGGATAACGAAAAGGACGCTGCCGAGATATTAGCAGCTTTGGAAGCCTATTGCAAAGCCAATGAAATAACCGAAATAACGCGCACCAAAAACGGCGATTACGGCGTATATGAAAGCAATGCGGACAGTTTAATCGCACCTAAGAACCTGACTGATGAGCAATTGCTCGCTAAACTAAAAGATATTGGTTTGGAAGCGTATATGAAAAAATCGGAATCAATTAAGACTTCCGATATACGCAAATTGCTAATGCTTTCCGAACCTAACGAAAATGCGGATAAATTGCGTGAAATAGGCTTTAAACTTGAAAAGAAGAAAGAATTTAAAATCGTTTAGCCCATGAAATTCCAAATTTATGTGCGATTGCCCGACTTTTATAGTCGGATGCGCAAAGAAGAATTCGACGAAATCAACGCCGAAAACCCCCAAACGATCACGCAAGCTTGCCGAGAAGCGCAGGCATTAGTTATTGGTATGCTGACCGGACAATATGATACAGATGCTATATTCAATCAAAACGTCGGCGCTGTTGCCGATGAATTTGAAAGCGAATTTGCCGGGGTTAGCGATAATCGTTATCCTGACTTGGTGGGCTGCATATTGGATATTGCCATGTGTATCATTATGAATTCTCGCACAGCAAAGCGCGTAGATGATAAATGGTATAACGCCCGCGAAAAAGCAGAAGTATGGCTTAATCGCGTATTGAAGGGGACAATAACTCCACCGTTTCCTCGCCGTTCAGCAGATAATAAAACAGAAGTACCTATTGCTGAAATATCCAGCAATCCCAAGTTTCATAGCGGGTTTTAGCAGATTATAG